TTTTTGTAATTCTAATATTGTATCATGATCTTGTGCAGGTACAAATGTGCCCCAATCACTTCCTCTAAGTATTGGTTCATACTTAGGAAATCTACAACGTCTACCCAATAAAGTTTTTATTCTTCCCTTTTCTTGAGCTGCTTCCATTACTCCAGTCATTAGTTCTTTTACAAAAGGTACTTGACTATGGTACTGATTAAATAGTTCATCTGCTTTTTCTTTTGACACACCTAATTCATTTTGTAGTTTAGCTTTACCCATACCATAAAATAAACCTAAGTTAATTGTCTTAGCTTCTTTTCTTTCTATCTGAGCCATGTCAGCAACAATTTGATGAAAGTCTGTTGATGGATCATTTTCATATGAGTCTGCAATAACTTGAGCTGTGTCATAACCAAATCTTAATGCGTAGTGTGCAACTAATCTTGGTTCTTGCTGTGAGTAATCAAATGTACCCCACTTACAACCTTCTTCAGGTATAAATAAACTTCTAATCAATGGTCCTGTGTCTGGATCTCTTGCAGGAATTTGCTGTAAGTTTGGATTACTATAACTAAATCTACCTGTAACTGTACCACCTTCATCTGATCTAATTTGATTTATATCTGCATGAATTCTACCGTTATGTTCATGTTTTAATATGGTATCAATAAATGTTGTACTTACCTTGTTTATTTTTCTAGCTTCTGCTATCATACGAACTACAGGATGATTATGTTTAGAAATAAAATTTTTAGTAAATGATGGTGAACCAGTTTTTTCAGTTACGTCATAAGGTAAATTTAATTTTTGAAAAACTTTTTCGATTGATCTGGCTGCCCATATCTGAGTATCTACTCCTGTTTCTATTTTTATTTGTTGCAACAAGTTTTCTTCTTTTACTGCCATTACTGTTTTCAATTGATTGGCTTTGGACACGTCTACCCGGACGCCTAGGAAGCGCATATCGACTAAACAAGGAAATAGATCTGTCTCAAGATTAAATATATCTTGTAATTCATCTTCAATAATTATTCTTTTAAAATAATTCCAAAGTTCTAAAGTTAATGCAGCATCTTCTTCTGCATATGCACCTACTTCACTTGCAGGCATCTTCCACATATCTGCTTTAGGGTCTAAACCACGTTCTTTAGCTGCTTGATTCAATAATGATTCATTCTTACCTTTGCTTAAATATAACCATGATAATGAATTTAATGTGTATGAGAATCTATTTTCATCAATAAGTGATGCCGCAATCATAGTATCTACTATTAAACCATTGATTTTTATACCTAAATTTCTTATCCAACATACGTCGTACATAGCATTGTGAAATATTTTTGTAGCAGGTGATTCACATACATCTTTAAACCATTTTAAAACCTTATCTCTGTCCATGTTTGGACCTGTACCATGAGCTATTGGAAAATAGTTTTTATAACCATCTACAGCAACAGCTATACCTACAACTTCACCATTACCTGTTATAGAACCTGAACCCAGTTTCTTTAAGTCAGGATCTCTTGTCTCTAAGTCAATTGCTATTTCATCTGCTTTCCTTAGATCAGGAAATTCTGTAGGTGCTACCCACTCTGTAGTTGGCATCAACATTATTTTTTACCTATGTCTTTCATCTTTTTAATTTCTAATTCACAATAATGAATTATTTTTTCTAAATCTTGTATGCCGTTTTTATTCATATAACGACACACATACTTTATAACGTTTCCTTGAAAAAAAGAAAGATCGTTCTTAGAAATAAATTCATAAGGTTGAATGTGAAAGTCTTTGTAGTGACTCCCCCCTATCTGCTTATCTTGTGGAAACACGTCATCAAACATTTTTTTATTAGTCATTTTTATTTCTCCTTTTAAGTTAAGTGTGGTAGTTGTTGGTTTAACGATGATAATCCAAATAGGGAGTTCGAGTAATCGAACCAACTTCGCCCGTTAGAGCACGTTGCTACCACATCAACGATCAGGGTAACCTCGCTCCCAATCGGTTCACATACATTAGTATGTAAATTCTTATATATGTTTATATTCATTTCTTTTTATTCTTGCTTTTAATTTGTATAAATTATTTCTTGCACGTGTTCCTCCCACGTACCAAACCCTATGTTCTTCATCATGTTTCGCCTGACTTCTCTTAATTGCTTTCTTAATTTTATCTCCAATGTCTAAACAAAGAATTACATTATCTTCTTCTCCCCCTTTAGCTGCATGAATAGTAGATACTTTTATACGTGCTTCTTTATCTAAATCTTCTCCATTATCTAACATAGATTTAATGTATTCTTTTTCATCTAAGTTTGCGTCTTTAAATGCATCAAACCAATCTGTCGTATTGTCCCAATTTTTTTGTTTAAGACCCGTATATTCTTCTATGTCTTTTATTTCTTTTTCATCTAATTCAATTCCTCTACACCATGAATTATAATTAACTGATGCATTATATAATCTAACAATAAAACTTTTACCTTTATTGGTATAATGATATAAATTTCTTTTTCTTAATTCTTTTGTCATCCTTACTAATCTAGAAATTGTTCTAGTTAGTATTAACCATTTACCTTGAGTTAAATCTATTTGATCTAAATTATTTATTCTTTCACTTATACCTTCATAATCTCTCGGATAATATTGTTTCAGTTTTCTTAATCCAATTATATTAGTTAATGGTACTACAGATGATTCCTGAACTGCTTTAGATATTCTTTTAGAATACTTTAATACTTTTTCTTTAGCTGGTTCATTTATAAATCTATCAACATCAGCTCCTGCCCAAGCAAAAATTGCTTGATCATCATCTCCTGCTAAATAAATATCATCAGCATAATTTTTTAGTTTATCAAATAGTTTCCACTGTAATGGAGATAAATCTTGTGCCTCATCAATAAATATAACTTTAAATTTTGGCAAATCATCTTTCAATAATAATTGATTAATCATATCATTAAAATCTAATTTCTTTTTTACTTTTTTATATTCTTCTAAATTGTCACTGATGTTTTTTAAAATATGCCATTTTATTTCTTTAGAGTTATGTTCATTTCTATCATATTCCTCTCTAGGTGAGACATCTCTATTAATTGCTTTTCCTATAATTTGAAAATATGGACTATCACTATTTAAATAAAATATTTCTTCTTTATTATATTTGTCATAATACTTAACTCTTAAGTTTAAATCTTTACCAATTTTTTCATAATCACTAGGTTGCATTACTCTTTTTGTATTTAAACCTAATTGATCAAAAGCAAATGAATGAATAGTTCTAAAATAATATAAGTCTTTATCTGCAACTGGCATTCTTTTTCTAGCTTCTTCCGCAGCCTTTTTTGTAAAAGCAAAGTATGCAATCTTATCTAAAGGTACACCCATTCTTACATAAGCTTTAGCTCTACTAATTAATTTATATGTTTTACCTGTACCTGGAGGACCAAAATATTTGTATATCATTATACAATGTCCTCTTCATTCTCTTGTTCTATTATCTCTTCTACTTCTACTTCTTCATCATCCTTAAATAAGTATAATGGAATTTTTGCACAATGATTCACACCTGGATATGGTTTATTTGTTTTTTTATTAATACCAGGAAATCTTTTCTTTCTACCAAATTCTGGTTTAGGTAAATGATCTTTTTCTTTCTCAAACATTTTTTCTATCATGTAAGAAGTTCTAGATGCATCTTTTTTCCATTCATTTTCTTTTAAGAAATTAAAGAAGTCATCATATACAAAGTATGCGTAAGTCTCATCCTTCAATACATTACCACTTAAAAAAGAATTATGTGTTGTAGCCTGAGGCCCGTTTATATGTTCCTTTAATAATTTCTTTAATATTTCTATTGGTCTGGTCCCTGGAGCCGGTTGCACTGTATCTTGTGTATCTAATAAAGCATTTATCATTGCATGAAAGTCCATTGCTTTAATAGGTGGAGGAAATATATCAGCTTGAGCCATGATTAAACCTCTTAATTCTTTTTGATCTTTTAGTTTATTTACATCTTTAGCATGCACTGAAACTGAATCACCTTTTTTATTTTCTACAGTAAAATAGTATTCAGGATCTGGTTTAAAATCTACTTTAATTAAATTAGCCATCAATGGCCAATCTATTTTCTTATCAGATATAATACCAAATTTTCTTTTTACACATTCTGATTTAACACATACTGGAGCTAATAATTCATCGCTACAGGTATGACCTTTAGTTTCTTTGTCCCATGTTTTAATTTTCATTTTAATATGATCATCTGTCCAAGTAGAATTAAATTCAAAATAATTTCTACCTGCTTCTAAAACTTTATCTCTCCAAATGTCAGAATATTTCTTTTTAGCAAAGACCATGTAGTTATATAAAAATCTATCACGACCATCTTTCATTTTATTTTTAGATAAGATTTCTAAACAAGGAGGACCATCTTTAAATTCTTCCGCACCTCCAGTTAATGCTTTTTGAATAAGACTATCTGATAATTCTTTTATTTGATTTGAATCTACTTTATTTAATTCAACACATTTTAAAAATAAATCCAAAGACATTTCTTTTCCAGAAGGATCCAATGCACGTCTTTTTTCACCAAAGTAAGGTAGATTTATAAAATTACCATTTACCTTATTACCATTTGTATCACTTCCTAGTTTAGTTTGTTTAGGAAATATCTCTGTGTTAATAGGTAGTTTAAATAAAAATAATACATCTTCTAAAAAATCTTTTATTAATTTTGCTTTTACTAATTCTTTAGTAAATAAATATAAATGAAGTCCACCGCTTTTTGATTTGATAGGAATTAATGGTAATTGTTTTTCTTGAATTGTATCTAGATAAAATTTTATATCTAAATCTTTATAACTTTTTGAATCAATATCTATTGCACCAAATCTTGCTAAATCATTATCATTACAAGGTTGTATACCTATAGATTTTGTTCCATCTAAATGTTGTTTGTAATCAAGTTCAGTAATTGGTTTACCTGACCAGCCATAATCACCTGATCTAAATTTTATCTTACCTGTATCTGGATCTTTATAACCATTACTTACATTACAAAAACCGTAGTTACGTTCTAATCCTGTAAAGTTTTTTATAAATTCTTGCATATCTGTATCCCTTTAGATTTTTTAAAGGGCGGCACCAGTCTCCCGTTGCCGCCCAGTCTTCGAAGTATTCACTTAGTGAATTAAACAATATCTTCAACTTTAGTTTTAGTTTTATCGCTTTTCTCATACTCCGGTGTCGCTGCACCTTTAGACACAGACTTTTGAAATTCTTGTGCCATTAAGTATAAGTCCGCATCTATTTTTTGGGACACATCTAAAGCTCTAACCAT